GACATATCCGTCTCCTCTCGAAAACGGACAACCACCGAGTGGTTCAGAGGGTATGGGCCTGACTCCCTTTCTTTTGTCTTTAAACGCTTTTATTTCATCCTCGAAAGCAGCGATGCGGCTAAAATCGGACACGATGAGACAAGGGTACTCAACGGGTTCGGCCAAAAAAATCTCATTCTTAACTTTCTTCTCCCAGGCACGGGCGAGACACAGGAGCACACGCTCCTTCCCGTCTGGTTCTTTCTTCCTCAAGAGACTGAACGGCTTCAATCTCGAGCAGAGCTCCGAGCGAACGGCCTTGCGCGCCGCCGTGTTTTTTCTTTTCTCGGAAGGGAGAGCTTTCCAAGCCCCCCTCTCTCTGACCCTTTGGACTTCAAGTCCAATGGCGCAATCCTCTTCCTCGCGAGTTAAATCGTAGCCGTCGGGTTCGGCCACTACGGGGAATAGATTGGTCACTTCCGGCACGCTGGAAGTCGGGACAGACTTGAGGGCAGTCTTCAACTTCCCACAAGAAAGCACGAGCATTTTCCTGGAGTAAGGAAGCTCTACACTTGTTTTTATTTTTTGACGAGCCAGTCTCGTCGCGTTGTTCTGAGCGACCATACTGAATCCAGTACCGGTCCTCGTGCTCTCGTGGGCAAAGCCAAGGCAGTCTCCTACCTCGGATCCCATCCACAGCGCAGCAACATTTGTTTTCTTTTGTTTAACACAGTTCTTGAATACGGTGGAATTGATTTCTCCGTATTCAGGGTCGGTCAGAGTCTTCTCCTTATTGACGATCAAGCCAATTTCGGACCCTCTACGGGCAATGGCAGACTCTAAGCGACCACTACTGGTGCTGCGGGTTAAAAGATCATCGCCATTGATGAGACAACGATGACCAGTCCATTCCTTGAACTGGATTTCGCCTGCTTGCAGGAGGTCCGTGAGGGCAAGATCGACGACGGTTTTATTAACCAGACACAGTAATGGGAAGCTCATCGGGCTCCCCATCGGCTGGCCTGTCGTGGCAACTCCGCGGTCTAATTCTAAATTAGACAGGACACGGAGACACCTCACCTCGTCATCGGTCAAACCCTCCCCCTTCGCAATTAAAATTTCGACCGCCCGCTGGACGTACGCGGTCTTTATATTGTCAGTGGCACTCTCGTAATCGAACGAATGCCACAGGTCCCCCTTGCATCCCGCGGCAAGATAGCGGAGCCTCTCATCGGTTGGCGCGCCGACAAGTAGCCAATTTTTCTTTTTTATGGAGGCGAAGAGTGAGTGGTGTAAAGGGGTTAGTACGGCCACGTTGTACGATGAGTACAACGTGACTATCCGCGGTTTACCCGCGGAATGTACCAGCTGCACGGAGCAACCAGTATCGAACGCCTCCTCGTTCCAGTTCCCACCTTGGCAGCGTTGATTGCTCTTCGACGCATGCCCGTTCGGGACATACGGACTCCTCCTTAAATTCCAGCCGGTTGGGATGTTCTTCGCGAACGCGACCCCAAACTCCTCCAGTGAACGTTGTGACACGTCGACCGGCTGAAGCCTGCGAACTTTCCATTGCTCCATCTTTCCTTCCTGTAGGCCTTCACAGAAAGAACACGGTTGAGACTCTGCTTTGGCAGATGTCTTAATGGAGAGCTCCTGAACTAGAGTAAGTTCCGGAGCGTACATTGACCTAACTTTCGTGCGAAGCTCGCCACACACAAAAGTTGGAGGTAGCGGGGTGACCGCCTTCAACGACTGGTCCACTGCGAGCAGTTTCACAATCTTTTGCGCCTTCCTCCGGAGTTGTGACGATCGGGCGCAACGATCTTTCTCCTTTGTTTCCCTTGGTTCTCGGTCCAAACCATAGAGAGGTTGATAGGGGTTGCTTGAGATCTTCACTGCCCCCGAACAGTGAAGACAAGAGTAGGCCGACGAACCGACCATATCTCGAAGTTTGTGCTTGCGTTTAAAGTGGCGACAAAAACCACTGTTAGGGGGGAGGGATGGCTGATTAAGGGTCTCGAACCCAGAAGTGCAACGGGCCGCACTGGCCAATATTGTTTTAACGGCCCCGACTTTCGAAGGGGCTCCCAGCGCCCCGGCGGTGTGGCCCGTGAGCTGTATCCGGGCCCCGTCCCCCCCCCCCCTGACACTACGCTTTGTTTTATACTCGTTGTGTGCCATGCTTGATAAGTATACGAGTAACGTCATTATTTTGTGTGGAGGAACGTTATCCCACAGAGTTTGACTGCTTCACTGCAAGTTTTGTTTCCCTACGCGGGACGACTGTACTGTCTGCGTGGCCCTTAATATTTTGGTTACGGCGTAGCCAGAATACCGGGTCATTCAAGCTGGGGACCATTACCCCCCCAGTTCCTCTGTATTTCTACATAGCCATGGATTCTGGCTCTAACTGAATTTGACACGGTAAACTAGCAACACCGCAAGGCTAGAACGTCAGGTGCAAGACGTTAAAACCGGGAGAGTCTAGGAC